TGACTGGTATCAAGACGAAGCGGAATACGCAATATTCGATTATTTCCAGCGCGGCGGGGTCGGAAACCCTGTCGTCGCTATGCCGACCGGAACCGGAAAGTCGGTCGTTATTGCGAACTTCATTCGTAAGATTTTCGAATATTGGCCGAATCAACGAATAATGATGCTTACGCACGTTAAAAAGTTGATTTCGCAAAACGCCGAAAAGCTTTTGTCGGTTTGGCCTGTCGCACCAATGGGCATTTATTCCGCTGGTTTGAATTCCCGCGAAATGATTATGCCAATTGTGTTCGGCGGCGTTCAATCGGTCGCGCCTGCCATTAAAAAATCGCTTGAATCTGGCGACAACAAGCCGCCGCATTTAAGGCATTTCGGCTGGCGCGATTTGTTGATTATCGACGAAGCGCATTTGTTAAGCCCTTCGGAAGATACCCAATACCAATACATTATCGCCGAACTGAAAAAGATTAACCCGAACTTAAAGGTTATCGGATTTACGGCGACGCCTTACCGTCTTAAACAAGGCATGATTACCGAAGACGACGGCATTTTTACCGATGTTTGTTACGACATAACCGGAATCGAAGCCTTTAACCGGCTTATTGCCGAAGGCTATTTGTCGCCGTTGATTTCGCGCCCGACTGCAACGAAAATTGATACGTCGAACCTTAACCTTTCAAACGGCGATTTCAACGGCAAGCAAGCCGAAGACGAAGCCGAAAAGGTCATTTACGAAGGTTTGAAGGAAACTTGCGAACTTGCATACGACCGTAACCATTGGCTTATCTTCGCCGCTGGCGTCAAGAATGCCGAACATATCGCGTCTATGTTGAATTCGTTTGGTATTCCGGCCATCGCCAGCCATTCGAAATTAACCGAAAAAGAAAACGATATTCGCATGGCGGCTTTCGAAGCTGGCGAATATCGCGCACTTGTGGGCATGAATAAATATACGACGGGTTACGACTTCCCGGCGATTGACCTTATCGCCGACTTTCAGCCTACTATGTCGCCGGGCAAACACGTTCAAAAGGGCGGGCGCGGAACCAGACCGTCGCCAGCTACGAACAAAGAAAATTGTTTGTTTCTTGACTTCGCCGGAAACGTTAAACGCTTGGGGCCGATAAACGACCCGGTAAAACCGCGTAAGCCCGGCAAAGGTGCGCCCGGCGACGCGCCCGTTCGTATCTGCGAAAACTGCGGCGTTTATAATCACGCTTCGGCGCGTCATTGCATAAACTGCGGAACCGAATTTAGTTTCGAAACGAAGTTGTTTGCAAATTCATTCGGCGGCGACGTTCTGCGGTCGGATGCGCCCATAGTTGATTATTTCAACGTGCAAAAGATTATTTACAATTTGCACGAAAAGCGCGACGCAAGCGGCATTCTTACTTCGCCGCCTTCGATTAAAGTTTCGTATTTCTGCGGCTTTCAAATGTTCAATGAATGGCTTTGCCTTGAACATCCCGGCCTAGCAGGCAAGCGGGCGCGCGATTGGTGGCGACAACGCCATTACGAAGACCCGCCCGTTACGACTTACGAAGCTTTACGCCGCGTTTCCGAATTGCGCGTTCCTTCCCGCATTCGGGTTTGGACGAACAAGAAATATCCCGAAATCTTATCCGCTGAATGGTGAAACTATGACAGACAAACCCGAAAAATCGCCCGATTCCAACGTAGAAAAGAACCGCGAAATGTTGTTGCAACGTTCAATCGTAGGGCTTGCAAAATATGGCGTAACAACCGACAATAACCCGCTAACGCTTCGCGCATGGCTGCAACATGCCTTAGAAGAAGCGTTAGATATGGCGAACTATCTTCAAGCTGCAATTACCAAACTTGACAACGAAGGGGCAACCAATGACAACGCAAATCGACAATAACGTTCCGCTTCCGACCGCCGAAGCGCCAGCCGCAAGCCCGGAAGCAACGAAGGCAAAGCCAAAGCATCGCGCCAGACGGCCAAAGGCAACCGCAAACCCTGCGGCGTCGTTACTTGCCGCGTTGAAGTTCGTTGCGGTCGCGCAAAAGAAGGCCGGAACAGTTCAACAGCAATTCGGTATGATTTCCGGCAATTGGGCCGCAGCGTCGAACGGCGTTCTTACGGTCGCAACGAAAATCGAAGAAGACTTGACCGCGTGCCCACATACTTACCAACTAATCGACGCGCTTTCCAAGGTCGGCGAAGACCTGTCAATTACCCAACTATCGCCGACGGCGCTTGCGGTCGTTTCCGGGGCGTTTAAGGCGCTTGTTCCGTGCGTTGCGTTCGGCGACTTCGAAATTACCGGCCCCGACGAACGTTGCGCCGTAATCGACGACCGCATTAAAGCCGCCTTCGAAGCGGTCTTGCCGCTGGCAACCGACGGGGCGCAACATGCGCACCTTGCCGCCGTGCTGTTGCAGTCAGGAAGCGCCGTCGCGACGAACGGGCATGTTCTGGTCGAATACTGGCACGGTATCGACCTTCCGCCCGGTATGCTGGTTCCCAAGGCGTCGGCGGTCGCCATTGCCAAGGCAGGCAAGGCGCTTACCGGCTTCGGCTATTCCGGGGCGTCTGCGACGTTCTGGTTCGAAGATGATTCGTTTATCAAGACGCAACTTTTCGGCGAACAATACCCGAATTACCAAATCATTTTCAATTGCGAAGGCTTGAACCCTTGGCCCGTTCCCGAAGAATTTTACAAGGCCGTTCGTTCGATTGAATCATTCAGTCGAAGCGGTATTGTTTATTTTGAAGACGGCATGTTGGCTTCGAACGAACAAGAAACCGAAGCTTCGACGTATAAAATCGAAGGCTTGCCCGAAGGCATGGATTTTAATGCGAAATATCTTCTTATGGTCGAACCTTCGTTTAAGAACGTTCATTTCGACGAAGATTCAAACAAGGCGTATTTTTTCGGCGAAAACGTGCGGGGCGTTCTTTCAGGTATTGACAGAAACAGCGCAACGCCGCATAATGCCGAAGCGTCGTCGGAAGAAGACGATAACTTTCCGCCGTTCTAAAAGGAAGCTTCGAAGATGTTAGACGAAAACGGCTTTATCAAAACAAAAGCGAACCGCAAAATCGACAAGATAGCGTCGGCGGTTCGGCTTATGCTTCGGCCTGTCGAATTTATGACAGACGAAGAACTAATGGCAGTTCCAGCCGGAAGCGTCTTCGTCTTCGACGTTGAATGTTACCGAAATTTCTTTTACGTCGCGTTTAAATGTCTGGCGAATGGAAAGTTTGTTGCGTTCGAACGGTCGCCGGATTACGACTTTCCCGAAATGAAGTTGCGTTGGATGCTTTGGCGCTTTTGCCTTGTGGGCTTCAATTCGAATTCTTACGATATTCCAATGGTCGAACTTGCGGCGAAGGGTTTAAGCTGCAACGAACTTAAAGAAGCTTCCGACTTCATTATTAAAAGCGGGCAGAATTACGGAACCAAGAAAGTTACGCCGTTTGATATTGAAAAGAAATATCGAATTCAAATCGGCAAATATAACCATATTGACATATTCAACGTTTGCCCGGTAAATGGCGGCGTATCTGCCAACCCGGCTTCGTTGAAGCTTTACGCCGGGCGTTTGCACGCGGCCCGAATGCAAGACTTGCCGTTTCCTGAATCGCACATTTTGACGGCGGAAGATGCGGCCATAGTGCGCCCGTATTGCTGCAACGACTTAGCAAATACGGAACTTCTATTTAACGAACTTGCGCCCGAAATTAAATTGCGAATGGAAATGTCGGAAGAATACGGCATAGACCTTCGCAGCAAATCGGATGCACAAGTAGCCGAAGCCGTGATTAATAGCGAACTGCAAAAGGTTCTAGGCTATTACCCGCGCAAGCCCACACTTGCCGCCGATTTGGTCTTGCAATACAACGCCCCGGATTTCATTTCGTATCGGTCGCAGCAATTGCGCGATATGTTCGAAGTTATCAAGAACGCCCGGTTCTATCTTGACGGCTTAGGGTCGCCAATAATGCCGGATGAAATCGACAAACTGAAAGTTAAAATCGGTTCCAGCGTCTATAAACTAGGCATGGGCGGTTTGCATTCGACCGAAAAGAAAGCCGCGCATAAAGCGACCGACGAAATCATTTTGGCGGATAACGACGTAGAATCGTTTTATCCGCGAATTATCCTTAATCAAAGGCTGTTCCCGTCGCACCTTGGCGAAGCGTTCTTGCAGGTTTATAACGCCATTGTCGAAACCCGCATTCATGCCAAGAACGAAGCCGCCAAGGCTAAGAAGGCAGGCGACAAAGCCGGGGCGAAGCGTTGGAAGACCATTGCCGACAGTTTGAAGATTACGATTAACGGAAGCTTCGGCAAACTTGGCAACAAATATTCAACGCTTTACGCGCCGCAACTTATGTTGCAAGTAACGATAACCGGGCAACTTGTTTTGCTTATGCTTATCGAAATGCTGGAAGAAGCGGGCATTTCGGTTATTTCAGGCAATACAGACGGCATTGTTTCGAAGTATCACAAAGACCGCCATAACGAAGTAAGGGCGATTATTGCCGAATGGGAAAAGCGAACCAACTTCAAGACCGAAGAAACGCGATATGCCGCCGTTTATAGTCGCGACGTTAATTCGTATGTCGCAGTAAAGACAGAAAGCGGCGACGCCGAAGCGCGCTTCTTAGACGAACGTTTGGGCGTCAAGACCAAGGGCGCATATTGCGAACGCGGTTCGGCGCTTAATTCGATTCTGTCAAAGAACCCCGAAGCGTTGGTATGTAGCGACGCGGTTATTTCTTTCTTGAAGAACGGAACGCCAGTCGAAAAGACGATTAAAGCTTGTCGCGATATTCGGCGTTTTGTGTCGGTCAAGAACGTTAAAGGCGGCGGCGAAAAGAACGGCCAATATCTAGGCAAGGTCGTTCGCTGGTATTATCCGAAAGGCGAAGCCGGTTATATCGCGTATGTGGGCAGCGGAAACAAGGTCGGCAAAACAGACGGCGCGCGCCCGGTAATGGATTTGCCGGAAGAACTGCCAGACGATATAAATTACGATTGGTATATTAACGAAGCCGTCGAAATGCTTTACGATTGCGGGGCGTATAAAAAAGCCGAAACGGCGCAATTGTTCTTCTAATAAAAAACCCCGCCGAAGCGGGGTTGATTCTTTGCGAAGTTTAAAGGTTGTATTTCATAAACGACCAAACCGAATCGCCGATTTGCCGGTATCCTTCGACGCCCGGATGCACGCCATTACTTTGTCGCGCTTTTGTAACGCTGGAACGACTGTTAATCGGTGCAACGTCGGTTCGCGCCATATTGTTTTCGGTATCCAAATTCAGATTACTAGAAACAATATAAATTCGGCTTGCTTCCTGATTCGCGTACTTCGAAATAAGTTCGCGCGCCCAAATTAAAATATTTCGTTTGAAACGCGCCCGCGTAGCGCCCAAAGCTTCGGAAAGTGCGAAACTGTCTTGTTCGAAACTTGGCGGGCTTGGAATCATCAAACCAACTTTAATGCCAGCGCCAGCCGCTTTAATCGAAGCAATCAAAGAATCAAGTTTGGCGAATTCCGTAATTGCAAGGTTTCTTGCGCCAGCGTCGGAACCTTGGCCGAAAACGTCGTTAATGCCAAGATGAATAAAGACCCAATCCGGCGCAAGATACGAATTATCGGTAAGGTATTGGGAAAAATTCAAAGCGCCGCCAATCCAAAACGGATTCGGGTTCGGCGGAACTTCCGCAGTTCTTCCCGGCCCGACATAATCGTTAATCGACCAACCGCCGCGCCCTTCGTGCTTATTCGTACCGCTTCCGCGCGTTCCGTAAAGCGTCAAGCCCATAGAATCAGCGGCGGCAAGGTCAAGCGCGGTTTGTGTAATAACAGCCGCATTAATCAAACTGTCGCCGATAAACAAAGCTTTCTTTGTAGTTCCCGAACCATTGCCCGAAGCGGCGGAACGAAGATTAATCGTTTTCGTTACAAGAACGTTTCCGGTATCTTTGTTCATAACTTGCAACGTAAGGTCGCCGGAAGAAACGCCGCCCGCTGGAATCCATTTGAAGCGTTCGTTAAGCTGTTGCATCGTTCCATTAGTCGAAGCTGAAACGCGGAAGTCGTATTTTCGATAATCAGACAACAAAATATTATCGAAATACAAACTAGCTTCAAGACCTTGCAGCGCGTAAAGCTTCGGCGGCATGACAACTTCGGGCGCATATTCATTCGCTACGCCTAAATCTTGTTTAAGGTCTTGCGTCGGCGCATAGTTCAAACTTTCAACCGGCGAAGTAAGCAACAAATGTTCGAAGCCCAATTCGGGGTCGCCGCTATATGGCCCCCAACTGCCCGTTTCAGGCTGCGACGACCAAGCCGTTACAAAATAGGCCGATTGGTGCGCACTGCCCGCCGTAGTGCCGAAGCTTTCCCCACATGCGGCGCGACCGCCTGCGGTGTTTTTGGCATGAACTGCGACCATGTAAGAAGAACCCAAATCGGCATTAGTCAGCGTTTTAACTGCGCCGGTTGTCGGGTCTTTCAATACGACAATAATTCCGCTTTGGTAATTTTGCGATTCGTCGATTTTGACATAGCCGCGCGCGACGACCGTTCCAGCGTCAAGCGGGCTTGCGCCAGTTCTTACGAAAATATGAAGTTCTTTCCATCGCGAAGCTTCAATGGTTACGGTTTGCGCAATGTACGGAAGGCGAATTGCGTTAAACGAAATACCTTGCGGCGTGAATTGCTGCGCCCAACCGCAAAATTCATAATCGCGAAGCCCTGCGCTTGGATTCGCAACGGCTGCGGTTGTAGAAATTCCCGAATAAGAAACTTCGGTAATATCCGTAATTGCATACGAAGATTTTTCCGCCGCTTGCTGGCTTTGAACTTCCAAAGCGGCAACGTCTGTTCGAAGTTCGGCAATATCATTTTGCGAACTATCCATAGAAGGCCAAGCCGGGCCGCTACTTTCGCCGCCTTTGAATGCCCAAATTGAATTAAAATCGACGTAATTTGCATCAACATAAGGAAACAACGCAATACCAATCGCGCCAGCCGGAACAACAACAGTCATTCGAAGGCGCGTCGGCGTAGCAGACGGGAAGATATAACCCGCCGAATTTTGTTCATCAACCGCATTAACTTGACCGCCGACCCAATCGCCCGGCGAAGTTGCAAAGAAACGACCCGGCATAAATGCCGCATTGCCGCCCGGCCCGGTAAGAAGGCCGTAAATCGTAATTGTGTCGCCAGCAACCGCGCCGAATTCGTCAAGCCAAAGAACAGGCCCGCTAAGATTCGACGAACCGCCGACGTTTGCATTACGAAGCGATTTGCCGTCGAAAACTGAATTCGAAACAAGCGACCAGATAACATGCCCGCCCCACCAACGATCACGATTGGCTAAAATATCGGTCGAAAGGTCGATTTTTCGAAAGAACGGGTCGGGCCAAACGTTGATTTTGCCCGGCGCTTTTTCAAGCTTTGACGAAAGACGATTGGCCGTAATTTCGACCGCTGCAACGCGGTCATAAGACGAAGCAACCCAAGACCCGGAACCAGACGCGCCCGTTTTGCGGTAATAGCCGTTATTGGCCGGGGTCGGGTCGTTGGTTACAAGGCCGATGCGGTCGGCGGCATAGGCCAAATCAGCGTCTAGCAGTGCCTTTGTAGCCTTGCCGACAATGCCGCCCGTTGCAAGGCCCGCAGCGGCTGCGACGGCATCATTCTTCGCGGCGGTTGCTGTTGCAGCCGAAGCCGTGGCGGAATT